GCATAATTATAATTTGCTGCCCCGATTAGCTGGATAACAGACTTATTAGAGAGATGTATCCGCATTTCCGTGTTATTGATTCTTTCAATCAAGCGATCAGGAATGTGATCTAAAAAAGATACGCCAGATTTGAGCATTCCTAGCCATATCGCTTTACGAGCTTGTCGGGCCGTGGGGAAAAGATAATAATAAGTGCCACGGCGCTGAAATGCTTTTAAAATTAAGATAATCCAGGAAGTTAGGTCCTTACCTGACCTACGGTGCCAAGTTATGTAAGCCCTGCGTATTGGCTTGTCTTTTAAAAACGCATGGATTAGATTTTGCTGGTACGGTCTCGGTTTATAATCAACCGGAAGAGGATGAACTCTTAACATCGCGTGTACTTAAATGCTGAACAATCGTTTTTACAATATCACCCGTGCTATCAGACGCCAAATAGACTGATAACACGCACTTTAGATACTGCTGAATTTCATCGACATATTTCACCGGAATACCCGAAGCTTCGAGCCCCGCTATCACTGCTAAACCTGCTGTTATAAGCCAGAGTTTTTTTTGCATTAGAAGTCGGGCCATAAATAGGCAGTTATGCTTACGATCCCATTCCAATTCGCCAAAGACCAGGTGGGATTTATCCCAGCCGATTGAATAACCTGCATGGTGTTGGGGTATGGGAGGGTTGGCCCATTTTGGGGTACAACCCAAGGTACCCCATAAGAAGTAGCTCCTGGGGCTATGGGGCCAGGAATAGTGAGGCCTCCCCCCTCAAAATAACCATTTGGTGGTGTACTCGTCTTAAGTATCACTATCATTTTGATATTATTTATATCCGCAAAATCTCCCGTAAAAAGGGGGAAAGTTGCGGAGCCACCTGGTCCTAGTGTGTAACGCTGCCACTGACTAGCCCTTGCTAAACCTTGCTGCACCGTTTTGCTACCATTTCCATTGGGAGACAACCATTTCACATAATTACCTCCGCTATCAGTAGGTGTAGTAGCCGGTTCATTTAAACGGGTCAAACATCCAGCGACAGTATTAGCAGCCAGACTCCAACCACCATATCCAATAGCCGCCGCACCAGTGTTAGTGGTCCACGGAGCGGAACCAATATTGGGCAACCGATCTAATGCAACTTGCACTGATTCTGGCCCTTGATATACTCCACCACTCCACCGAAACCCAATTAAATTTGCGCCGTTTTCAGATGTAGTATTGCTGCGATTATATAAATTCCCCAAATATTGGGTTAAGTTTAGCCCCGGACCAGTCGTCCAACCCGAGCCGTCAATAGTTGTGGTGCAAGTCCCAATCAAGCGCGATCCTTCGTCATTGGGAGGTGTGCAGGTGCGCGCTAAGTCTAGTTTTAACTGGCCGGCGGTAGGATCGCCAGCAGCAGCTAGCAATGTATCTTGAAATGCGCCAACCCTAGGATTGCCACCACCCGGCGGGGTTTGAACTTTATATCCCCAGACGTAAATATCATTCTGAACAACTGTCGGAGAAGCTGCTAAATAAGGCAACTTATAATTCGAATCTTCTAACTTCACATTATATTCATCAATGTGTGGAGATACGACAGGCTCCCAGTCACCATGGGCCGCAATTTGCTGATCGTCATACCCTGGCCGGCTGTTTTCTTGATAATAAGTTAAATCAGTGGCTGCCAAAGTCTCAATATTGAATGCTGCATTCAAAGTGTCGGCGTTTAAAAAAGCTCCGGGCTGAAAATCTTCGAACACAGAAATTACACGCCGGAAGATAACTATAAATTCAGGGTCGGGGGCGGGGGATGTATACTGCAAAGTAAATTCCCAAGGAGACGCCGAAATAATTGTAATCCCATAATCAGCGGGGGGAATGATGGTGATTTGAGAAGAACCAACTTCTTGGCGATATACTTGGACATCAGATTTAGGATTTACACCATTCAAAAACATTACCCAATGCTGATTGGCCACTACATTAACATATGTTTTTTTCAAAACCGTGTTGGTATAAGCTATTTCTGGTACAGTAGGCATGCGTAATTTCCCTTATGAGTAAATATTAACCAAATTTTTCTTCGCATTATGATCGTTTAATAATGGTGCTATAAAATAATTATACGCCATATACGTGGGTAGGGTAATTTTAGCCCCCGACCCTAACAAATTGCTTAAAGAATCTGTATAACTATCTCCGTGCTTAGGAACTCCCAGATGATAAATGTCCCGAGCAATTCTATTAAATGACCCAGCCGCCGCAAGGTTGCTGCCCCCCCCATAAAATCCCTCAACCAATTGCAAACCGACCCCAAATGCCCCAGCAGAACGCACAGTGTTTTTGGCTATTTCTTCTCCTATCGATAAGACCGGTTTGTCAGGGTCATAAAATCTAGATACTTGATTCCCAGCTATTCCCATCATATAGTCGATGAATGTAGTAACCGCACCCAACCCCACTAACAAATGAGCTCCGCGCCCTATCTTAGTCATCAAGGGGCCATTGGCATCTTTAATACGACCCAACGCTAATGAAGAAAAGTTAAATGCCCAGTTTTTATATTGTGCCATCAACTCCCACATGATGTAATAAGCACTACCAGAACGATAAGCAGCTTCACGATGACGAGCATAAGCTAACCCCATCGGCGCATTTTCTCGCGGCACAACATAATTGGCTTGATACTTCATCGCCGAATTCATTTTTACCACCAGATTGTTGCGCGCTCTTTGCAATGTAATTTTACTCGTGGCAGGTAAGTTATAAATTTTCCCCACCTCCTCTAACGGCATTTTCATAATTTCCCACGGCGCATAATAGGATTGGCCATGCATGTCTTGATGAGCTTCTTTATAATTGCGGACGCGTTCCCACTCCTTGGGGCTAATGTTGAATTGGGTAAATAAATTCTTAACCTCAATAGGCAACTCCCCATAACCAGTGTCCGCTAAACTTCTCAACCTCTTAGACCAACTGGCAGTAACCGCTAAGGTCATAATTTCATCCCAGATACCAATCTTTCCCTTAGACTCTAAATAGTGCAGAGTTTTAGCCAGCCATTGTCCCCTGGGGCCAAAATTAACAGTGGTCGCAGCTGAAACTTCAGCCATAGCACTCGTGAAACTTTGGTGGGCCATCCCAAACATCTTGATTAAATCTTCGTTCTTACCCCGGGCGGTTTTATTAAAAAATTGCCCCAGAGCTTGTAATGTATCTTGGCCAGCATTAGCGAAATTTTCACTTTTCATATGGCTATAAAAGGTCCATGCATCAGGCAACGACTTGAGACCTAAGGTCCCTAACATCTGTACATTAGGAATGGCTTTTAACATATTAAGGAGACGCGAGGTGGTCATATCCGGCACAGTGCTAGTGTTTTCCGTAAAATATTTAAACCAATCCTGGAAATCCTGGAGCTCTTTATTAGTCTTGGTGGTTTTGGGCAGATTCTCACGCAAGTTTTGTAACAAAGAATTAAAAACTCGCTGAGGACGAGGGCCGAACACGGAAAAAACTGCTGCATTTGACCCAGCATTATCGGATACTTTTTTTAAATGTACCGATAAATCATCGATACCCATGTTCTGATTATATTTTGCCCATGACTCTCCATCTTTGAAATGAATTTGGCGCTTTAAACCTTTAACATAAGATGCAAACGTTTCAACGGTCGCATATTTAGGACGCCCTAGTTCTGCCTTATCCGCAATGATGTTATCGTACGTCCGCTCCAAAATTTTGTATCTTTCATCTATGGTGTCTTTTTTATCATCTAAAAATGAACGGTCCCAATCCACCAAAGACTCGGTAAATTTGGCATATATTTTTTTAGTAGCTTGGTATCTCTCTGCCTCAGTCATTCCTTCTTTAGGCTTACCTAACATCTCCGCCCACAATTCCGCCCCAGGATTCTGCATCTTATCAATGTTATGTCTCTGACTTGTAAAGAAGAACTCTTCTAAATCTTTTATTATTATCCCCTGGCTTCTAAGGAGCTTAAGGATATCATCATTATAAGAGCGCAAACTGCGAGCTACATGAGCTTCTGGAGTATTAGCCTCAGATTTAGCGCGATAGGCATCGAACACTTGTGCCTGCTTAGACTCTTGAGTTAAATATTCGCTTATGTCAGTGTATTCCATCTTTAATTTCTGGGCGTCCACTTCCAAATCTCTTTGAAATTTACCCCAAATTCTATCACTGAATTCTTTGGCAATCGTGGGGATGGCACCTTTGGTATTTTCTAACACGCCATGAAATTGATTAGAAAAAATCGCGGAAGTTAAACTACGCATATTATATTTTAATTGTTTGGCCTTACCGAACAAATCATTTTGAGATAAATAGTCGCGCAAGGTGTCGCTCTTATGCTTCTTAAACCATTCGTAATGGCTTTTTTTAAACTCTTCGCGCACTCTAAACGCCGCCGCATTAATATCTTCTCCACCTAATGTGGCGTTATGAATTTCCCTGGCCATATTATGAACTTGTTGTTGGCCCCATTTTTTTATTTGAGCTTCGGTAGCTTCAGCACCTAGGGTATCGGTTAATTCGATATCTTTTAACGCATCTATAAAACCTTGCACACACGGCCCGAGGTTTTGTTTAATAGATTTAAAAGTCTTGCGTTTGGTGCTCATGCTATCCTCCGTGCATATTCTTTAAAACACATGCTACTGTATCATCAAGGAGCTTAGTGTAGGACGGGTGATTTTTTTCTTGCCGCTCCAAACTATCAACTTTATCTTTAAATTCTTGGCGATCAGCCTCAGGTAAATTGGACAAGTCGCTAGCTCGGGCTTCTTCAATAGCTCCACCTTCATCAGGCTCTGGAGTATCGGTTTCTTCTTGAACTTCACGTGAGGTTTTAGCCCGAATTTGTTCTTCATAACTTGGGTGTTCTGGCGGGTTATTTTCGGATAAAATATGGCTAGTTATGGCATCATCAAACTCTTGCCCACGTTGTTCCCAATCACCATTTAAAATTGCATCAAGCCCACTTATTTGCCTGGAATTTCTTCTATAACCCTGCTCAGATTGGTTTAATTCTCTTAATAATTCTGCCATGGGATGATTGTAATAGCGTTCACCCTCCAATCTCTGCCCAACTTTTTCCCGCACTCCCGGTCTCGTGGGTGATATTTCATCTTTGGGTTTTAAATAACTGCGTAAAGCTTCTGCGCGTGCTTGCATTCGAGAGGCACGGCTTTTGGACAATGCCTTGGGTCGTGATAAGTACTGGCTATTAATATACTCGAGTTCTTTGATGGGACTGCTTAATGATTTAACGGTGTTTGCATAATTAGCTTGTTCAGTAGCCGATAAATCCCAACCTTCCCCTTCTATCACCTTCCCCACACTTTTATAAGCACCATGGTCTGGCAAAGCTTCATTGATGTGATTTTCTAGATCGTATTTATTCCAACGTTCATATTTCTGAGGAGAATTATCTTTTAATACTTTAAAAATCTCAGCTACTTCTTTTAAATCCTTAATGCTGGATTTGTGCAAGTCCTCTTTAGACATGGCGCCCAGCTCATCAATGATTTTGTATTGCCGTTCGTTGAGTTTGGCGTTTTGCTCAGTATAATCAACTTGATGCCACCGTAACTTTTTAACTACATCCGGCGTTATCTTCCCAACATTTTCCCTCACCACTGCCTTTACATAAGGAGCACCATTGTTAACATTGGTTCGAGATGCTGTAGTGAAGTATTCATTGGCCGCTACCGAGGCTTCGCTAGGGTTCATTAAATTTACTTTAAAAGCATCCCACAACTTTTTACCACCTTTGAACGCGGCAGGTAAGGCTACTCCTAATCCCCATGGGGCCATTTCTAACCCAGTGATGGCCATCGTTGAACGTAACCATGCGTGATAATACTCTGGCAAAGTTTTATCCTTGCGCCCACTCACAATATCGCTAGCTACTTCCGCCGCAGTATAACCAGTACCATAAGCCACTCCCCTAGGAACGGCCTTTAATAAAGCGCCAGAGGTTTGTTTAGCCAAGTCCTCTGAAACTACTTTACCAAATAAATTATTTAATTTAGCCTCTGCATAGCCACCCGCTTTAGGAGCTAGTGTGCTTGCTAATTTCTCTGCACCCAAGGTTTCCCCAATAAATTTAAAACTGGTTGCTTCCCCTGACAACCATCCTCCATAATACAAAGCTTTATTTAAAATTCCGGGTTTTACATTTAATGTATCGTCAGCTTTTTCATGTATTTCATCGAGCCATTTGCCAGCCGTCTGAGCCAACCCTAAATTAGCGGTCTGTTTGGCTTGCTGATTTAAGGAGTCTTGAGTAGGAGTCCCCATCCCATTACGCCCTAACATTTCATCTACCAAGTGGATACCTTTCCACCATTGACCAGAATATTCATAGGCTTTATCAATAGCTGCCAGAGAACCTACGGTGCCTAAATAAATTGGTGAGTATCGCGAGGTGGCCGCCGCTACGGTGCCCATTCCTAATGCAGCTAGCCCAGATACCCGTTTTTCCCGGATATTTTCTTCATATTCGGCAGCTACCCTAGCATCATGTTCTTCGGCCGCCTGCATTTGATTCAAGGAGTTTTGTTCAGGAGTGTCAGGTCCTAAAGAGCCGGGGGCAAATGTATCAAACTCATTTGGCATCAGGCTTCCTCATCTTAACCATGGTTTGAACTGTGCCTAAGTCCATTTTCACCTCAGAAGCTGGATTTCCTTTATCATCTTTCAACCATACTGCTCCACCGTACCGATCAAAGTATTGAACCTGAGTGGGACTAATCGACTCCCAACGTCCTGCGTTTACGTCATCTTTATATGTGTCGGCCAGATAAAAGCTGGTGGGCGTGAGGCTAGGAATAAAATGATGAAAGGTGGATAAAGCTGCTTGAGATTTGGCTTCTTCTACCTTGCCCGGTTGGCCGCGCTTAGAGATGGGCGTATAAAATTGATTCGTATCCACTAAATTCTGAGTAAGATTATTTAAATTTCTATTAATTAAAAATGGGTCTGTAGTTATATGGCTATTATTGTGGGGTAGCTCTTTAGAAGCAATGATATTCTGGCCCGGAATTTTGGCGAGATTAAGAGAGCTTAGTGTTTCTTGCATCAACTGATCGCTCCCTGATTCCCCTGTAATCGAGGTATTTCTTAAGCCTAGGCCCGTCGTATATCCAGGTACTGCGCCTTGAGAGACCATATATGAACGAGCGGTATATATGTCGCTGAGGGCGGAAGCTATTTTGGGCGGATAGGTATTAAATAAAGCAGTGATATGGGGCATAGCTGCCAGCTCTATACTAGTGCGGGTGTCTTTGGGCACGCTGTCTTTGGAAGCTTTTAACAGATCGGGATTACTAATCACGTCACTTACTCTTTGAAGCGAGTCGCTAGCTTCACCTTGGGCTAACAGTGCCTGAGCAATATCTTCTTTAGATTTTAAATGGGTTAATACCTTCATATAATCTGGGCGCACTGTGGGGTCTTGGTATAAGTGCTTAAAGGCGGCTAGTTTTTGGCCCTGAGGTAGGTTTTGAATAGTGGTATTTAAGTCCTTGTATGCCGCTGTGGTAAATCCTTGCACCGAGGCTAAAGGAACGCCAGTTTGAATCTGGATTGATTTTAATGAATTGCTATATTGATTAGCTATCCTAGTCTCGGGCAATGTAAATGGGCTTTTACCGGAGGCGATGAGAGTGAGATAGTTAGGCGAGCTTCGGGCCCCTTCCACCCGCGACACTAACTCAGGAGTAGCTCCTAATTTATTATAGGCTAAGTTCGCAGTCTGGCGCGCCATATTAGATCGTTGATAAAGAAATTCCGCATAGAGTCGAGGGTCGCTTTTTTTCTTTTGCTCCAACTTATCTAATATATCTAGCGCTATTTTATTACCAAAGGCAGAAGTTTGGAATTGCTGTTTTTCAGCCTGGTTCCTCATATTTTCCAGCCCACCAACGTCAGATATCTGACTATATACGGCCAGAGTAGCATCATGTGCTTGGCCCAATTGTTTTAATTTTTGAGGGGCTTTTTTATCATAAGGAGATAATCGCACATAATCGTTTATCTGGGCTTGAGTTGGAATGTTGCCATTTTTGTACTGGGTCAGGAGTTTTTCATGGCTATCATTGGCTTCTTGGGCTTGGCTAGCCAACACGCTGGTCATAGTAGAGCGGAACGCTTTAATGGCACTAAGGCCCACTTTACCATCTACTCCATCATAAAATTCTGAAGTCTTAGCTACCTTTTTAATCCAAGCGGTGGGGTTAGTCATCACTTGTTTTTCTTGATCTGCTAAGAGTTCCAGTTGTTTTTCACGCTTTTTCGGGTCCGCCTCAGCTTGCGCTTTAAGCCTCGCATCATACAGAGTCTGCAACCTGCCCGTTATATCTGCACCAAAAATGGCCTTTTGAGATTGATTAAACTTTGACTCCCTTTGAAGAGCCGTACCTGGTCCATTCATAATCGAATCGCGCAACGTTTCTTGATCTTTTATCACCACTTGTGGCTGACTAAGAGACATACCCGCCGAGACATTTTCTACTAATTGACTAGCCAACTTCTGCTGGGTAATATCGGCGTCCAACCGTTGGTCTTGTATCAATTGGGAGCTGACATTTTTACTTAATTGAAACCCATAGTGAGCCCCTATCGAAGTTAAATTCTGGAATCCTTGGGCCCTTTGGTGAGGAGGCAACCTATCTAAAGTAGCGCGTGAATAAGCTTGCCACTCGGCTTTAAAAGTTTGAGCTGCATCACTTGTAAACCCTTTTTCAGCGGCAGTTAGATATAAGTCTGAGGCTTTGGATGTGATTTGGGTTTGAAGCAATGTGGCTTGGGAGCGATCCACAGCTTGCTTATAATGTTGCGATGCTTCCGATGTGCTATCAGGATAAGGAGCGCCCAACCCAAACTTGGCAACGGCATCTATCCCATCCTGTGCGGCTTTGGCATTAGCTAACTGCTGGGCTTTGGTATAAGCCATATCTTCGGTTTGAGAGAATACGTTAGCCCAAGCGGCTTGCCCTCTCCCCGCCGCAGAAGTAAAATCTACCTCCTGTATTGGTGTCTCTTCGGTATATTTGGCTGTTACCATAGTTACTCCCCATTCTCATATAGCCATTGAGCATATCGGCCCCGGTTTTCATAACGCTCTACCAAATTAGGGCGGGACTCTTCCCCTAACATGGTTTGTTGATTGCCCCAAAAGTCTGCCCCGTCCTTAGCATCTAAACCAAAATTAGGTCCACCCTGCAATCCTGCCGCGTCACCGCCTCCTCCACTCATCCCATAGGCTTTCATTGCGTTCTTTTCAACGGTGCCAAAAACATTAGCCCAATATTGACTCTCTAATGAACTGCGCTGCTGGTCTAAAGACAACTCACTCATCTCTAAATTGAATGCACCAATCTCCGAGGACTTCGCAAATTTATTATACGAACCCAATTGCAAACTACCTAAGGTCCCAGAAGATAACGCCATACCCTGAGCCGTAGCTTGTGCCAGCTGTTCACCTTGTACTTTCATCAGAGCATCATCACGCTGTATTTGTTGTTGAGATGCTATAGCTTCCTGCTGTTTACGCTTGAGCTCTAAAGCCTGTTCCTGCGCTTTCCTAGCTTCACGCTCTTCATAAGCTCTGGGTAAACCTAAAGCTCCCGTCACTATAAATGGTAGTGCATCCATAATTTTCTCCGCCTTATCCCACACCCATCGTAATGCCTGTGATAGTCAAGGGCAATGGCCGGGTTGTGTTAATTAATACTGTAGCTTCCCGCACAAAACCTACGTAATAATCCGTGGGAAGATTTAATTTTTGCATAGTTGGCGTCATCCAAACACCAGAATACGGCAATTCTGCCACATTTAATTGAATCGCTGGTGGTGTATAAGGAGGACCCAGACGCCGTAATGGAGCCTCTTGACCATTCACATTGAACGGGTATGATTCATAGTATTGTACAAAAGTTTTGAATATTTTTTTCTTGAAGTAAAGGATAGATCCCATCTGCGTCTTAACATCTATCGGCATAGTCTGAATTTTCTGTTCAAATTTTAGCCCTATCCAATAATAATATGGATCGGCTGCCGTGATTGTCCCTGGTGGGGGAGGGGCAGGGGGGCGATCAGGTATGGTTATATTTAAAATCCCAGTATTACTTACGGTGGCTTCTTCAATCCATAGCCCTTGGGGATGCCTAGGGTCAGTGCCTACATAGGATACTACTTCGACAACTTGCCCATAGTACATTTCCGGCAAAGTTAAAAAATTAGTTCCGGGCGGATAGGGTAAAGTTTTTATCTTGGTGCCAGCCGGTGCGGTCGGGTCTGTGGTTTGGGGTCCGGGTTGGGTTGCGACACACGGAATAGCAGCATCCATCACAATATTCCAATCCATTTTCTCAAATTCAAACTTAGTTGTCGCCGGAGTTGTGCCACGCTTGGTGATAAAGAACACTTCATCTCCCACCGATTCGACATTCTCCCATTCACCCAAGGTCTCAGTGCTAGTCCAAGCCGCTACGTTCTGCTCCCTTAATGATTCGAATACGATCATCTGTTTTTGCTGGACGTCATCGATACCCTCATTAATGACAAACAATACATTAGCGTCATAAGCTGCGTTTTCTACATAGCTCGTCATGTGGATAGGGTTGTTTACTATCTCAGAACTCAGCGCGCTGATGTCTTCAGAGTTATAGGTATTACCACCGGAGTTCATACTTTCAAATCCCATGACCGCACGACCACCACGCTTGGTGTAAATAGTCATATTATCGAGGATTGCCGGTATGCAGTTCGCGCTACCAATCGAAGTCTGGCGCCGGATAGTCACAGTCTCTGGGGTCAATCCAGACTCACTCCACACCGGCGCACTGAATTCATTGGTGGTAGTGAATACTTGTAATGAACGGCCAGAGGTCATATTGATGATCTGATCTTCCGCACCCGAAGCAATGGTGTAGGCAATCCCTTCCTCAGCCTGTCCCGTGCCCGTGTAAAAATTCAGAAAGTCCCCGATCTGCGACATAAATAATGACTGAGGTAATTGTGCTGAACCCGCCAAAACCAATCTGGACTCATAAAAACTGACTGTGCGAGGATGGCCACGTGTGGCACTAAATGCCGGCTCCGTAATCACCACTTGAGTACCAATGACTCCGGGAGCTGGAGGAACCCCCGCAAATGAGGCATCAAAGGTGCTTAGCACGAGTACTTGCGCTTGGTTAGGGGGGGTTACCGAAATTATTTTGGCAACTCCAATAGGAGCTCCGGGAATAGTGGTGTCCCCTAACCCTTCAATGAATCCGCCCACATATGCAGGCGTCAATCCTATCCAAGTATTTAAGGTAACGGTTAATAAAGTGGTGGTATTGCTGATAACATTGCTGGCCAATAGAAAAGTAGACGGATCATACGCACCGGCTTGAAAATCATGCTGCGGAGCATTGCTGTAAGTAATGAAATTAGCGTTCAACTTAGTGCCATCCCAACTAATTCGGATGGGAGCACGAGTGCCAGTTACTATAATAAAATCGGTCTGGTTCTGTGCATGGCGATATTTGATGCGGCTTACTTGATTATTATCGATAAAAAAATTATTTGAACCCGACGACTGCACCAATCTGAACGTTCCTTCGTTAGCCGGGGTTGCAGTATCGGTAATGGTATAATAAATAAACCGCGCGCTTAATCCTACTGCCGGAGGGTTAGTTGGAATACCCAAAATAATTAAGAACTGTAGCTCTTCCGAAGGCGAAAAATTAAACATCTGATAACCAGGCTCGGCACCTGTTACCGATGAATCAGGGAAAGAAAAAGTGACTACATCACCGGAAGCACCTCCCGCAGGGATTTCTTTCCCTTCAGCAAGCCACTCAGTTCCGAATCTACTTTTGGCAGCTCCACCAGCACGAACCACCATATTCTTAATCTCTAACGCACCTTTTGCATAATTGGTCATGTCAGAGCGAGACTTTAAAAGCTTATCAATCTGCCCATGTGTAAAATCATGATGGGTTACATAATAAGCCATCTAGAAACCTCTGAAAAAATGGTTTGCTAGCATTGGGTTATCACGGATTGATTGAGCCGTGACCGCTGTGCCATCTCGATTCTGGGCTCGTATAGTTTGAATACTAGCTTGTTGCGCCCAGTACTTAGCAATTTCTGGATTTTCAGTTAATAAAGTTGCGGATTTGGCCGCTATAGTATGGCTCAGGGCTAGAGTAAAATATGCAGGAAATGCACTCTCTGGCACATTAAATATATAACACCACATCCATGGCGGATTAGTATTCGATAAAATCAACTTGCCGATAATGGTATAATTAGCCCAAAAGTAAGTGTCCCACGCCTGAATATAGTCATCAGGTAAATCATAAGCAAATTGAAACTTAGGTACGGGGGAGGGGACGCTAGCTACTAATAACGTGGCCCATTTTTGGGCAAATCTCCATGGGTGCCAGGCTAATAAATTTGGTTTTTCTGCATCATAAATGAGCGACATGGCGTTGACGACTGGGTCACCTACTGTCAGTGCGGGTACGGTGGGATTCCCCAGATACGTTAATGATTGATTGATAACTTCTAATTTGGAGGTCATGTTTATTTCCGCTGATTATAGGGGTTCTTCTATTTTCATATCCCATGCAGTCACCCATAACGTATAAACTATCCCTGGACCCGGAGCTGTTGCCCCGTGCCAAAAAATTTCACATTCCC